GGTCGCTCAGCTTTACCTCGAGGGCGGAAGTCCGCAGCGCTTAGCGCGCCGGGTCAAGCCGTTGATCGGTCTTCGCTCCGATCAGATGCGAGCTGTCCTTCGCCGAGGCGAAGAGCTCACAGCCGCAGGCGTAAGCCAAGCGGCGCAAACCCGAGCGCTCGACGCCTACGGCCGAAAGCTGCTCCGGCAACGCGCCGAACTGATCGCACGGACCGAGACCGTCTTCGCTCAGGCCGCAGGCCAGAATCAAGCGTTTCAACTGGCCGTCGATCAAGGTCTCGTTCTCGCCGGCTCCGTTCGCGTTTGGGTCGCCGATCCCGGCGAGCGGACGTGTCCGATCTGCCTTGATCTCGACGGCCAAGAGCAACCCATCGGCGGCATGTTCGAAAGCCTCATCGGCCCGCTCGAGATGCCTCCGGCCCATCCTAACTGTCGTTGCGCTATTGTATTGGAAACAAGATGATCTCAAAGTCTGAAGGCGGCTCGCCGCTCGTCGCATTCGTCGGCTCTTCGCCGTCGGCCCTTGACCTCGCCCGAGGTCGCCATCTCGCCGGCCGAGTCGGTGTCACCTTCGCCGAGGTTTACGCCGAGCCGCTGTCGGCTCCGTTCATGGTGACGACGGTCTTCGAAGACACGATCGAGAAGCGCTACGAAGAGATAGACTTCTCTCCGCCCAAGGGCGTTCGAGAAGAAGCGGCTCTCGGCCTTCGATTGCGCGCTGAGCATAACCGAGGCGGAACGGCCGTCGGCGTTGCGAGAGCTCGAGACCTTAGCAACGGAACGAGCGTCTCTCCGTCGACGATCCGTCGGATGATCTCTTATTTCGCTCGTCACGAAGTCGACATGGACGCTCCGAAGAACAAAGACCGAAACGATCCAGGCTACCCCGGCGCAGGCAAAATCGCCTGGCTCTTGTGGGGCGGAACGGCTGGCCGTCGGTGGTCCGAGCGAATCGGCCGACAGATGGATAGAGAAGACGAGCAAGGGAAATCGGTCTCGAAGACGCTCGACTCGGTTCCGGTGATCGTCGCTCTCGGCAAAGAAGCGAAGCGAGCTCTCGGCGATCGAGCTGACTTCTCCCTTCCGCATCCGGCGGCCGTGATGAAGCGAGGCGACTCCGGCGAAGTCGGTCGAAAGATCAAGGCCATCAAGGCGCTGATCGAGAGGCGAGTCGCTCGGAAAACCTTCGGCGTCGACATCGCCAAAGCCGACGAAGAGAAGCGCATCGTCTACGGGATTGTCCTCGAGCCGGACACGGTGGATCTTCAAGGCGACACGGTTGCAGTTGACACGATCGAAACGGCGGCGCATGATTTCCTCGTCAAGTCTCGAGCTGTCGGCGATATGCACAGCGGGCTCGCAGATGCGGAGGTAGTCGAAAGCTACCTCGCCCCGTCCGATGGTGAAATGGGCGGCCAATCGTACAGCGCTGGGACGTGGATCATGGCCGTCAAGGTTCGATCCGACGAACTATGGGAAATGGTAAAGTCCGGAGGCTACTCCGGCTTTTCGATCGGGGGCATCGGTGCCAGAAGAACAGCTTGAGCCCGTCGCCGGCGCTACTATTCTCGAAGACTTGCGCGTCGATGAGGTGAGCCTCGTTGATCGCGCTGCGAACGGTCGCCGCTTCCTAGTATGGAAACGCGACGAAGGAACCAAAACAGTGAAAGACACAATTCAAGCGGTCGCCGATACAGCGACCGACAAAGAAGAGGCGCTCGTCGAGGGCGTCCAAAAATACGAAATCAGCGAAGACGCTCGGGCCGCTCTTGTGAGCGCTCATCGTCTTCTCGAAGGCTTCTCCGACGAGATCCCGGCCGAGGCGCTTCAAGCGTTCGGCCTCGCAGCTCAAACGGAAACCGACGACGAAGAAGAAGGCGAAGCGCTCGAAGCATCGCCCGAAGCTTCCGAGGAAGTGATCGAAGAGCCGAGCGAAGAAGAAGTCGCAAAGGCCGTCGATGTCGAGCCGGTATTGAAGGCCGCACAAGATCGCATCGCCGAGCTTGAGGCCGTCCTAAAATCCGAGCGAGACGAGAAGGTCTTGAAGGCCGACATCGAAAGCGTCGAGAAGAACTTCGGCGTCGTTCCAGGCGTCCAATCCGATGAGCTCGGAAAGGTCTTCGGCGAACTCCGCAAGGCCGCACCGGAAAGCCTCAAGGCTCTCGAGGCGACCTTCTCTCGCATCGCCAAAGCTCACCAGGCCGAAGCGTCGGGCGCATTCACCGAAGCCGGCAAGGCAACGGCGACGGTTGCCACGGGCTCAGCGCTTGAGCGCATCGATCAGCTCGTCGAAGAGCGTATCTCGAAGGGCCTGAACAACGATCGCCCATCGGCTTTCGCTGACGTGACCCGGTTGCATTCTAATCTTTACGGCGAATACGTCGCCGAACGATCCACCAAGTAACGCCTTAAAGGAGATTTCTCATGGCTTACGATTCAACGAGCGGTGCAGTTGATCTGACCGTTTCCGCCGCTGCGGATCTCTCGGCGAAACAATATCATATTGTTAAGCTGACCGCAGATAACACTATCAATCTTTGCGACGGCGTTGACGACGTTCCTCTCGGCGTGCTTCAGAACAAGCCCGGCGCAGCCGGTCGCGCTGCGGTCGTCCGTATCGCTGGCATCTCGAAGCTCGAGGCCGGCGCTTCGTTATCCGCAGGCGCAATCGTCGCAACGTCGACGGGTGCCAAGGCTCAAGCGGCTGTCAGCACTCAGCACGTTCTCGGCCAACTCATCGACGGCGCAGGCTCCGGCGAAATCGCAACGGCTGCGATTTCCTGTCTCGCCCCATCCATCAAAGCTTAGGAGCTTGATCAATGTCTAATCCTACTCCCTCGGACGTGCATGTCGACGCGGTACTGACCCAGATCAGTTCCGCCTTCATGAATGAGGCTGCGGCCTTCGTCGCCGATCGCATCTTTCCGACCGTTGCGGTCGCAAAGCAAAGCGACGCTTTCTTCAAATATGACCGCGGCGACATGCTCCGCAGCGAAGCGCAGCTTCGTGGGCCCGGTAGCGAATCGGCCGGCTCGGGCTATCGCCTGTCCACCGACAGCTACTATGCGCCAGTGTACGCCGTGCACATGGACGTAGCCGACCAGATGCGCGCCAATGCCGACGCAGCGATCAACGCTGATCGTGACGCTACCCAGTACGTCATGCAACAGCTCATGATCAAACGCGATCAGCTTTGGGCCTCGAACTTCTTCACGACCGGAACGTGGACCGGTTCCGTCGGTGGCGGCGATATCACGCCCGGCACCTTGTGGAGCGCTGCGAACTCGACTCCGATCGAAGATGTCGCCGAACAGGCCGAGTCGATCATCGGGAAGACCGGCGTTCGTCCGAACAAGCTCGTCGTCGGTGCTCAGGTCCATCGGGTTCTGATGAATCACCCCGACATCTTGGACCGCATCAAGTACACGCAAACCGGAATCGTGACCGAGGATCTCCTCGCAGCGGCCTTCGGCGTCGACGAGTACATCGTGAGCCGTGCGATTCGCACGACCTCGGAAGAGAACGCAACGACCACGACCGACTTCATCTTCGACAAGCAAGATGCGCTCCTCGTGTACGCTAACCCGACTCCGAGCTTGATGCAGCCTTCGGGCGGTTATCTCTTCTCGTGGAACGGTCTCCTCGGAGCCGGTGCCATGGGCAACCGTGTGAAGCGCTTCCGCATGGAGCACCTCGCAGCAGATCGCATCGAGGGCGAACTCGCCTTCGCTCCGAAGCTTGTCGCCGCCGAGTGCGGTGTCTTCTTCAATGAGTGCGTGAGCTAATGAGCTATCGGGCTTTGGTCCGGCTTCGGTTGGCCGACGGAACTTATCGCTTCAAAGGCGAGCCAGTTCCCGAGGCCGGCCGCTGGCCGGCTGAGATCCTGAAGAAGCGCATCAAGCAAGGCGTCGTCGAGAAGATCGATGCGCCGAAGAAAAAGGCGAAGAAGAAAGCGGCGAAATGACTTGGACGTATAGCAACGACCCGGCGAACAATACGCGAGACGAATTGCGTCTTCTCGTCGGTGATACGAACACGTCCGATCAGCTTCTAAGCGATGAAGAAATCGCCTATTATCTTGGACAAAACGGAAGCGATGCTCTCGCCTCAGCGCCTTCGGCGTGCGAGGGCATCGCGGCCAAGTTCAGCCGCCAAGCAAACACAACGAATCAAGGGCTTTCCGTCGCCGCTTCCGAGCGAGCGAAAGCCTATCTCGCTTTAGCGAACGAGCTGCGAGACAAAGCGATCACGGTCGCCGATGTCTTCGCCGGTGGTCTAACGATCAGCGGGAAAGAAGCGCTCGACCAAGACTCCGACGCCGTTCAGCCTTCATTCCGAATCGGCCTCGACGACAACCCGAGCGGCGACCCGGAATGGAACGCGCCCGGCTGGGCTGATTGATGGCGCTCGATCCTCAACTTAAAGAACAGCTTCGAGAGACGATCAACGTCGCCTCGGCGACTGGCGTCAGTTCCTCGGGCGACTATACCTTCGGAGCTGCGGCGAGTCGCCTCGCTCGAGTCGTTCGCATTGAAGGCGACTCTGAAGGCACGCAAGGCACGACAGAGACTAGCGAGACGGTGATGATCGTCGAGAGCGAGATCCTCGAGAACGATCTGATCTTTCTTCCCGGCGTGAATCCGGCGGTCGCTGCGAACGGACGGTTCGCAAAGCGCATCGAGCGCGGCGTCGGCGAACTCGGAACGGTCGACTTCTTTCGGGTGACTGTCTAAATGGCCGGAAAACGAATCGACCTCAAAGACCTCGGCGCAGCGCTAAAGACCGAGACCCGTCTCGCCGCCAAGGCGCTCGAGGGCGGCGTCTATCTCGCTGCGAACAATATCATCGCTAAGTCGATCCGAGAGGTTCCGAAAGACAACGGAGCTCTTCGGTCTTCGAACTTCGTGAGCCATCCCAAACGATCCGGAAACGAGGTCTCGGTCCGCTTCGGTTATGGCGGCATGGCCGCGCAATATGCTTTGTTCGTTCACGAGATGCCAGCAGGGACCAACTGGACGACGGCCGGGACCGGCCCGAAGTATCTCGAGCGGCCCATGAATGAAGCGACGCCGAAGATCGGCTCGGAGATCGAGCGGTTCGCCGGCCAGCTTCTCAAACAAGGGCGCGGCTTTTCTCCGGTATCAGGCCGACGGGATGAGCCGA